CATTGAAGATAAAGAGACTATGAAGCAACTGATAAGTGTTAGTAATACTGGAATTGAAGGTTAAACGAGTATGAGTGGGTTTGTTTATGCGGGTGGTGCCTGGCCTGATGTGGTGAGGAAAATACTTAAGTCTGATATGAGTGATATTCTAGACAGTGCTGCGCTAGGTGGTATTATCTATGCCCTAACTAATGATGCAAACTACATCTATGCAACAAGTTCTTCCCTCACTAAAGTCAGGAAGATACTAAAATCAGATATGAGCACTGTCCTCGATAGTGCTGATTATGGTGGCACTATCTATGCTCTGACTGAGGACACAAATTATATCTATGCTGCTGGTCTGACCCTTAACAAAGTCAGGAAGATACTAAAATCAGATATGTCAACTGTTTTGGATAGTGCTAGTTATGGTGATACTATTTTTGCTCTAGCTGAGGACGCTGATTATGTCTATGCTGCTGGCTATGGCAGGGTCAGGAAGATACTCAAAGCAGATATGACAACTATCTTGGACAGTGTTAGTGACTATGGCACTATCTATGCTCTAGCTGAGGACGCTGATTATGTCTATGCTGCTGGCGTCAATCAAGCTGTGTATAAGATACTAAAATCAGATATGAGTGCTGTAACACATAGTAGTGGTTATGGTGGCACCATTAGAGCTTTAGCTGCTGAGGATATCAACTATGTCTATGTTGCTGGTTATACCCGTACTAAGGTTGAGAAGATACTAAAGTCAGATATGTCATATGTCGCCGATAGTGCTGCCTTTGGCACCCTCAGAGCCTTGGCTGAGGACACAGATTATATTTATGCTGCTGGCACTACTACTTACAAAGTCAGGAAGATACTCAAAACAGATATGAGCACTGTCCTTGATAGTGCTAGTTATGGTGGTACTATCTATGCTTTAGCTGAGGACGCTGGGGCATTAGCACTAGGTCGTAGTTGGGGTTACATTTTAGGATAATCCCTCTAGCTCCAAAGGAGCGTGGGACAAAGGAGAACTGGACAATGCCTAAAAAGAAGAAGGGTAACAAGAATCGCAAGAAGACACAGGGACAGCAGCCACAAGTAATGAAAGGCAAGAAGAAATGACACCTGACTACAGAAAAGACCTAACGGATCATGACGCTATAATAGAAATCCACACTGTCTTGCTAGGAGCTAACGGCGATGATGGCCTTGTGGGTGATGTGAAACGATGTGCCGTAGCTATCAAAGAAGAATCCTGCGAACTCTCCAAACTCAAGAAGATAGTCTATACCCTTGTAGGAATTTTGGTGGGTAGCGGTGTGATTACAGGTGGTGCCATAGGCATAGATAAACTGGTAACAAAATGACTATCCCTAACCATGAAGCAGCCGAGGCATACCTGGTTGAACTGATAGAGTTCTGGACAAAAGAATATGAACTCCAGGATTTCGAGGTGGTTGATATGGTTTTGAGGCATGGCCTTCAACTTTATATTAAGGAGCGATGCCATGACTATGCCAACAATTCTCAAAGCAAGCGACTTCCACATAAGTGATGACCTCTCCCTGCCCTCTGTTCTCACATTCCGCCGTCTGGTAGAAACCACCAACCCCGACATCCTGATACTGGAAGAACTGTTTGACCCGTGGCAGTCTAGCTGGGACAAGATACTAGCTACCAAGAGTCATCATGTCATAGAGGAGCTGGCTTGGCACAGGTATCTGGAGAGTAAGAAAACCATCTATCTCAAAGGAAACCATGACTGGTCTGCCAAACCTGACTATCTGCACTACGCCGAACTGTGTAACCGTTATCAGGTAGGGGATATTTTGTTTCTTCACGGCTGGGAATTCAGTGACTGGCAGATAATACATCCGTTCGCCTTTTGGTTTGCACAGCATCATCCTAGTTGGGCAATCAAACTTTATCGTCTTCTGTATGGTCACAAGAAAACTCCAGGCGCACTGAAGCACCATCAGACAAGAGACGACTGGAACACCAAAATAGGACTGATACACCTCAAGGCGCAGGAATATGCCATTAAGCAGGGGGTGAGGTTAATTATTGGGCACACTCATTGTCCTCTACCCTGGAATGGTCTGATTGCGGATTCAGGAGACATGCTCGATAGTATGAGTTTCATATTAGTAAGAGGCGACAAAATCGAATTATGTTACCTATGACTGACTATCCCCCTCATTAGTCTCAACTAGCCCGCCAGCCTCGTCCTAGCCCTCAAAAAGACCACTTGCCATTTTTCCCTTAGCTTTGCGTGAAGCTAGATGATTTAGGGGGCTGTCCAATGATACCAACCCAACCCCACAAAACCAATCATCTATAGTGACCCCCCCCCAATTATGCCTAGAAAATGAGTATTGCCAAACCACAACAGACAACAACAAATTTCCCCCACAAACTTAGAGGCTAGATTATTTTTGTCCTTTTTGCCAAAATAACCTTGTAGACCCCTTGACAACCTATGGCAAAGGGTATATAGTAAGGGCATGGAAAAGATAATAGTGCATTATCGGTGTAAGGATTGCCAGAAATATTTTAGGGCACCCCAGGGGTCACGGCAATTTCTGTGTGCTAAATGTTTGGTTAATAAGGTTAGGCATCAGGATGGTTGTCATAAGGGTGGTCGCCCAGATAAAACTAGGGGGATATAAATGCGTCCTAGTTATCTAAAGGTATTGGAAAATCATGGCAGTAAATGTGAAGTATGTAGCAAGGATACAGGCAGATTAGACATACATCATAAAGATAACAATGGTTATGGTAAAACCTCAAGACCCAATAATAATATTAACAATCTAATGATTGTTTGCCGTAAATGCCATTTAGGTATCTTACATCATCCTTCTTGGAAATATAATCCTACTAGAACAGAAAAGCAAAAGGCAAAGTTGGCACATCGGAACGCCTATATCTTGTTGCTTCATGGCAAGGGCTGGAGTTCTCGGAAGATTAGCAGGCAGATTCATATTAGCCATGTTCAAATACTGCATATAATTAACCAGGCAAAGGGAGAGGGAGATGAAAGAACAGGCGAAACCACATGGAAGGGTGCATAAGCCGCCCTCAGAGTGTCCTTATTGCGGCGGCAAAAACAGAGATCGTTGTTCAGCCCAAACTAACAGTTATTATTGTACTCGTTATTACAGACACAGCGGCGATCATGTGGCTTGTAATGGTGTGGAGCATAGCAGGCATCGTTGGCCTCAGCAGGAGCAGTCAACTGACGCAGTCGCAAAGCTCTGCGTCTGCGAAACTATCACAGTGGAAGAGGCCACCCTAAGAGTCAAGGCGGAGTTAGATCGCATGGAACCCGGAGATTTGAAGGAAGCACTTACAGTCTACGGTGAGATGTGCTATCAACAAGGTGTTAAGGATGGCGTTCAGGAAGAGCATAAAAGGCTCATAGAAGATTCCGAGGCACTAGAGGAACTGATTAACCAAGCCAACCTTCAAGCAATAGCCACTCGGCTACCATTGGATACCAAGTTTGCAGGGTTTGCCGCCGCAATATGGTGAAACTTTGTCCAAAGTGCGGTGGTGAGTTAATAATAGACTACTTCTATATCGGCGGTCATGGGTATGTGTTTATGAAATACTGCCCAGTCTGTGAATACTATCCTTATCACTGGTGTATATCATGTCGGCAATGGGAACAAGGGGGGCTGAGAGAACACACCGAGGTCAAAGATGGAGTTCTTGTCTAATCTCATAATCTTCGGTCTATGTTTGAGTGCATCATTTAGGCATAACGAAAAAATGGAAAGGTATATGGAAAAGAAAGAAGGCTTCACCTCTTTAGTGCTATGCCAACGAGGACATCTGTCCATAGAGAATATGCCAGAGGCACTGCAAATGGACTGTAATATAGGGATACAAATAGCCAGCGATGGAAGAATCTGGGTATATATCGATGGTGTTGCTTTTATACGATTCAAGCCTGACCCAGCTGGGGTGCGGGTGTAAAGCGAGAGCTAAGACGATAAGAGTGGTTTGAAAAGCGAACCATCCCGCACCCAAATAGAAGGGGGAGCACATAGGAAGGAGGGAAGCCTGCAAATTACACGTCATAACATAGATATGTTCTGCTGTAGCGAGTGTCAATCCAACCTGGTACAGCCCTGGGACGGTAAGCAGGACAAGGTGATAACCTGCTGCGCCAAAGACAGGACACACAGTGGCATTGTTAAGAAGCAGGACCCTACGGTAAAAACGCTTGAAGGACTCGGAGAGGCCGGGGAGCAAGCGATTGAAAAATACGAAAGTGTGAAAGGAGAACAAAAGACAATGAAAGAGGCAACGGCAGAAAAACAGACGGCACTGGCAAAGTACGAAACCAAGATGCAACTTACCCAAGCAGATGTAACGGACATCGTTACAACCCTATGGCCAACGGCTCCACAGGTCGAAGTCAAGAAGGCCATCATGTTGTGTATCCAGTACAAACTCAATCCTCTGGCAAAACATATCTATCTAATACCATTCAAAAATCAATCAGGTCAATATGACTGGTCATTGATATGGGGCATTGAGGCCACCCGATTAGTAGCTCGTAGGGCAGCGAGAAAGCACAAGATAAGCTATGGATACCTTGACTTTAGCCCAAGAGCTATGACTGAGGAAGAGCAGGTCAAGATCAACGGCAAGGTTGATGATAGCAAGTACTGGGCACTCACTATCCTGCGGGATGATAAGGGTAATCAATCCTTTGGAGTAGGTCTCTGGCCCAAAGATAAGGCAGTGAAGGGTGCTGATAAAGGCAACTCTCCTGAGAATATGGCCCGTATCAGATCGGAACGCAATGCCCTTAACCGGCTGCTTCCTGGGGAACTCCCTGATGAAGAAGAGGTCCAGATTGAGGATGGGACGTATCTTCCTTCACTTCAGAATGGCAACACTATAGAGGCCGAAGTAAAGGAAGTTCCAAAGGATGAACCGCCACCATCAGAAGAAGAAACAAAGGAGGAACCTCAATACGGTGCTGACCACAAGTTTCAGAACATCGGGGCAATGTTCACACATTGCCAACAGTACGGAATTGGTAGGCCAGAGATTTATGGGGCTATAGGGGTATCTGAAAAGACAATCCTGATACCTGACAAAGCATGGCCGCTTGTGTATGAGAAGCTAATCAAGCCGAAGGTGGGGATGTAGCCATGATAGACATAGTCACTCTCAAGAAGTCTGTTGAGGCTATGGCGGTTGAACCAGCCCTAGTCCCAGTCCCAGTACCTTAACAACCAAATAGGTCTAACCGCTCTCAGTGTTCCGGTTTATCGGATTGCGTGGCCGTTAGGTACGGCACATCCGGGAGCATAACCGAGCCGAGAGCGTTATCTATCCCACAATATTTGTTGTGGGAACAAGCTTGCTGGCAAAACTTCGCCGAGTAAGTACGCGGGAGCTACGGGAAAGGGGAATTGGAGCCAGCAGGTGCCTGAGCCGAGGGATCCCCGGAAAGGGGATGAAGTTGGGGAACTGATGATAATGAACCAGCTTTGGGTGTCTCTGAAAAGAGCGATGGTGGAGCGTTCATTGTAGGCGAGGGCGAATCAAAGTACCTGAGCCGAAAAGCATTTGAACTTTCACTTACACAGATGCCTGCTCTAGTAAGGATAGTGAAGGAGATAGGCTCAGGTGGGTTGGCTGGTGATTAGATTACCGAAAGCCAGCCAACCCAGAGAAAGGAGGAAATAGTGGAAGCTAGGGTACTTGGTAAGGATTATGTGGTATTGAAAGGGAGAGGTGGAAGAGACATCACAAATGGTGCAACCTGCAATGGAGATAAGTTCATGCACCTTGCTCAGTTGGGAAAGGGTACTAGCTGTGGTAAACCTATTAAAGATTTTTTACTCACTTATGCTGATGTGGAAATAGATTGCCCTAAGTGTATAAGGAAACTAGTGGAACTGGGATACAAGGAGTAACCAGCCGACCCAGAGAAAGGAGGAAAGGAAATGGACGCAGGCGTGGTAATGGGGATTCTTATTCTTTTGATTTTTGGGGCAGGTTTTGTGTGGATAGTAGTGAGACGACCTGAATTATAAAGCCAGCCGACCCAGAATAGGAGAAGATAAAATGCTAGAAGCTAAAGATACTGTAATGACTAAACTTGATATTCACACACTCTATGCCAGACTCCACAAAAGCGAGGGTCCTTTTCCTTCGATGAATTTATCAACACAAAAAGATTATGATTTGGAGATTGCCAAAGCCCAAGCCGAAATCTCCTTCAAGGCTGGCCATGACCAAGCAAAAGGAGAGTTTGAATTATACTTTAACCCTGATTATCTGGACTTCCAAAAGGGTGTAGAGGAAGGTAGACAGGCGGGAAGAAGGGAAGTTGTAGAGTGGATGCAAGAAATAATGCTCTATTTTTCTATTATAAATGACCAAGTATTATGGAAAGCCAAACTCAAGGAGTGGGAAGTGAAGTAGCCAGCCGACTTAGGAAAAGGAGAGGACAGACATCGCCTGAATGGAAGTTTTGTTCGCACTGTGGAGCAAACTTAAAGTCCCAAGCTAGAGATTTCGAGCGAGCAGCAGAGCATGGAATAGCAGAGAAATGATAGTAAACAAATCAGTTCTTCGGTGTTGGCAGGAATATCAAAAAGCTACTGAACCATATTGGGAGCGCTATCAATCCCGGAAGCATCGTGGGAGGAACTTAGCTTATGCTGACAATGAACTCCGAAAGGCTATCTGGCCTTACCTGAAAGTCTGGATGGGCAAAGTGGCACAGATGAGGAAGGGAAATGGCGAGACCAACTAAAGAAGGATTAGATTATTTCCCGCATGATACAGATGCGGTCAATGATGAGAAGCTGGAAGCTCTGCGAGCTTTGCATGGTAATGATGGTTATGCCTTCTTTTTTATCCTATTAGAGAGAATATACCGGTCGCCTAAGTGTGAACTGATAGTTTCTGACGCAGAAACCATTCAGATACTTGCCAGAAAAGTAGCAGTAACGGAACAGAAATTTAATGAAATGCTAACCACCGCCCTAAAATGGGGTTGTTTTAATAAACAAATTTATGAGAAATATGGCATTTTAACCAGCAATGGTGTTAAAAAACGGTCCTCTATGGTGCTGGAAAAGAGAGATTTAATGAAAGAACTCTACCAAAAAACAAAGCTAAAATCTAGTTTCTTACCTGTTTCTGACGCAGAAACACCACCAGAAACACCACCAGAAACGCCACAAAGTAAAGTAAAGAAAAGTAAAGTAAAAGAAAAGAAAAGTAAAGTAAAGAAGAAGAAGACGCCATCACCATCTTTTGAAGAATATCAACAAGAACTTAAGGAGCGATTCAAGGAATTAGATATTGACGTTGAGTTAGAGAAATTTAATCTTTACTGGAGTGAGGGGAAACGCAAACTAAAGAATCCCAAGTTGGCATTGTTAAATTGGCTGACTAAAGCAAGAGAATATAAAACAAAAGACACTGTGTCCCCCAAAGAGGGGACTGTGTGCGACTGTGAGGACAATAAACCTATTCTCTACATTCCCCTGCATAATAACATGACTGAGTTGGCAGAAGAAGTTTGGAATCATACACTACTAGAACTAAAAGACAAGACGGCGAAGGCCAACTATGTTACTTGGCTGAAGGATACCAAGGGAGTGAGTTATAAAGAGCCTGAGTTTGTGGTTGAGGTGCCAACTATATTCGTTGCCGATTGGCTAAGAAATCGGCTTGGTTCTCTGATAACCAAAACGTTGTTGTCAGTGACAACATGGACTACTGTTAAGGTTTATTTCAGGGTAAAGGAATACCTTGATGACAGTTGAAGAAATAGTCCGAAAGGCATTTGCAGATTGTGACCGGGTGCAGGACAAGTTGGGATTTAACGCAGTCGCCCCAGTCGTCCCACGCTCCAGAGGAACTAGTGGGACGACTGGGGCAAAGCTGAGCGTCTGCGAGAATGAACTGTTGAGGGAAGCGAATAGGATAAGTTGGGCACTAATGGATTTACAGGATGCGGAAACAACGATAAACGTGCTGAAACTATATGAGGATAAGAGTCGGGAGGCGACTAAGCGCTATATTGATTACCGGCCACAGAAGTCCCCCGCTCCAGAGGGAAAGAAAGGAGGGATAGTGCTATGCTAATCGGCTACTGTCCAGTCTGCCACAAGGCAGGGCTACGTTACAAGGATGGCTTAGCACCCAGGAAGCGTTACTGCCCCCGGTGTCAGAAGGGGGTCATCGCATACTTCCTCAGCTCGGCCAAGAGAACAAGGAAGGGAGGAATAATGCTAAGATGACGATAGGAGAAAAAAGAGAAGGGGGTCTCGAAAGGGAGATAGCAGAATATCTAAGGATACACATTAAAGGAGACGAATGCGAGTGCCAGAATTGCCGCCGTCGTAGGGAAGGGTGGGCAAAACATATCATTTCAATAATACGGCAATCAAGTGAAGTGCCCACTCGCAGCAATACGGCAAAGGATAAGACCGACTAAGGAATTAGCTTCAAAGGTATGTGACATAATGACAACTAAATACCACTCAAGAGTAACTGAATATAATGGCAGGACGTTTGCCAGCAAAGCCGAAGCGCATAGAGCACAGGAGCTGGAGTTATTACAGGGGGCGGGGAAGATTAAGGATTTGGAGTATCAACCTCGGTATATGCTACAACCTCCATTTGTCAGGTTAGGCAAAACTATACCCACTGTGGTGAGTACTTTTCGGGCAATATACTATGTGGCGGACTTTGCATACTGGGATAATGAGACTGAGAAGAAGGTTGTTGAGGACGTAAAGGGTGCAGAGACTCCTCTCTGGAAGCTCAAAGAAAAGATGTTTAGATACCATTATCCCAGTATTGAACTAAGGGTGGTGAAGCCATGAAAGAGCAACCAATCTTATTTTCGACCGAGATGGTCAAGGCTATCCTTGAAGGCAGAAAGACACAGACACGCCGTGTAGTCGTGGCTCAAACAGGCGAGTGGAAGGGCAAACAACCGATTGATGTCCTCCCAATGAAAATACCTAATGAGTGGGTTGGCTTGATGCAACACGACCCGAACAGAGGACAAGTTTTCAAGTGCAGATACGGCCAGCCTGGTGACAGGCTGTGGTGTAAATCAACTCATATGTTGCTGGATGAATCACTAATACCCAATGTAGACATATTGTACCGCTTGACCGATGATAGATTATATGCTATACTTATGTCAATGGAGGTACAAGATGGAAGGTATAAAACTGACGAGTGGAGTCCTTCTCAAAGCTATCCCAATCTCCCCCAACGAGGATTACATGGCGGGTTCGGATGGTCAAGTCTACTCACGAACAAAATACAAAGGCTTTGGTCACAAGGTGTACGTGGATTGGTATCCGCTACAAGGACACCAGAATGGGAAGGGATACCAGACTATTACGTTGTCCCACCAGAACAAAAAAGTGTCAAAATCCGTTCACTCTCTGATATGTATGGCTTTTCATGGGATGCCACCGTCCCCATCTTCTCAAACAAGACATTTAGACAGCGACTCATCCAACAACGTGCCGACAAACTTGAAATGGGGAAGCCAACAAGAGAACTGGATGGACAGGAAGTTATCGGGACATGGGACGGAAGCGGGCAAACACCCAATGGCGAAGTTGACCACATTCGAGATGCAAGCGTTACAGTGGTCGATTCAGAAAAGATTAGTCAGCCAGCACCAAGCGGCGCGGATTCTTGGGATGTCCCAGGCTGGCATATCCGCAGTTGTCAAAAGGAAGTATTAAAAACACGACCCTCAATTTTCATGCCCAAGTGGGCAGCCCGCATCTGGCTTGAGATTACAAGGGTGAAAGTAGAGCGGTTGCAGGAGATAAGCGAGGAGGACACGATAAATGAAGGCTGTCAACTCATAGCAAAAACTATACAACACTTTGAGTTGAAACCTAAACCACACTTTACTGAGATTGAAAGGCCATTTATACACCGTGACCACTTTATTGGTCTTTGGGATTCTCTCAATGCTAAACGAGGCTATGGCTGGGACACCAATCCTTGGGTGTGGGTAATTGAGTTCTCTATCTTGAATAAGAGGGGGTGATAATGAGCATACCGGATTGGGATAGTCCCAGTCGCCGGGCTACCTGGGATAGTTTCTGGTGGCCACCGAGAGATATTACTTTTACCAGAGATCAGGTTTTGTGGCTGATCTATATGCTTCCTTTGCTCACTGAAGGCTGCTGGCCCCGTGATCCCAATCAGAGTTCTATTGATGTCCCGGGTCCCAGGCTTGGGATAAAGAGTTTTAGAGCACCATTTGAAAATCCTGCTATGATAGCGGCGGAAATAGAGGCAAGATTACAGAGGACTGGGCTAGCGGGTCGAGTTCTCTATTATCAACTGAGGGCAGACTGCACCTGGGGAGATTTGGAGAAGTCGGCTCGGTCTGCTCTATATTATTGCTGTGGCTGGAAGCGGAAATCCACTTCATTTGCGAACTGGAAAAGTCAGCGACACTATTATTTGAAATCTGCCCATTTGAGGATTAGATAACATGAACTGGAACGGCTTAGAACTGCCCAATAGTCCTTATTACCAAGATAATGCCGTAATTATCTATCATGCTGATTGTAGAGACATACTACCCCACTTGCCAAAGGTGGACTTGGTGCTGACTGACCCGCCTTATGGGATAAATATAGGACATAGTGATAAGCGAGTTGGGCATGGGTTGCACAAAGAATCTTTTGGAACAGATGACGATAGAACCTTAAACGAAATTGTTATTCCTGTTATGACAGAATTAATAGACTCTGTAGGACAAGTAGTGGCATTTATTGGGTGGTCAAGTATATGTAAATATCCACCCCCTGATGCTTTGGGTGGTATTCATTGTATATCAGGGGTAGGAGTATCACGATGGGGATTTACCCACTTTGTCCCTGTATTGTTTTATGGTAAATGCCCCACACAGCGCAATGGTTGTCAACCTAATGTCATTGATAGTGTAGTAACCAGCGAGTGCAGCGAACACCCTTGCGCTAAACCTATTGCATGGTTGAAGTGGCTAGTTAATTTTGCCTCATTGAGAAATCAACTTATTCTCGACCCCTTCATGGGCAGTGGCACAACACTGAGGGCAGCTAAGGATTTGGGACGTAAAGCAATCGGCATAGAGATAGAAGAAAAGTATTGTGAGATTGCAGCCAAGAGGATGAGTCAAACTGTTATGGAGTTAAGGGTATGAACCATGAATATAACCATACCGCAAAAACCTATAATATTATAGGTTTTGTGCTTGATAAAAACAAGGCTAAAAGGGGCTTGACAAACTCAAAAATGTGTGCTATATATTAGATATAATTCGATAACTATGAGGAGCCGCTATTATCAGCGGCTCCTCTTGTCTTCTCGACGGTTACGAGGCTTGTCCCCCCTGGGGCGACTGTGAGGACTTTTCCAATCGTAGGATTTACAGGCCGGGCAGCACTGAGGATTCTGTACCCGGCCTTTCCAGGTATGGTTGCAGCGCAGACATTTGTGTTTCATTTCAATTCCTTTCTTAGCTGGGTCAGGCTATATCTCTTGGAACACTAACATAACACCCTTTGGCAATTTGTTTTGCATGTATCCCACAATATAGTCCACCAGGCCCTTTTCCTCGTCTGAGTTCACACTGGTGGAATAGTACAGAACGACCACCATCAGATACACTCGCAATGCATTTGGTGACATCTTCTGTAATCCCAGTTTCATTTCCAGCCCATCGCCTATATTTTCTCACGTTTTTCTCCTTTCTCTGCCTGCCACGCTGGGTCAGGCTAATAACATCTCCTGCAGGTGCTGGCCCTGCCATTTTTGTTCAGCATCCCTGGCAGCAGCCTCGGCAGCAGCCCAGGCAGCATCCCTGGCAGCAGCCAATTCTTGAGTGGTTGCCTTCCCCTCAGCGAAGAGTCTGGCGATCTCTATGGCTTGCCGGGGTCTCTGGTCATCGGGGTATTTCTTCTCAAACAGAGATAGCACCCGCTCGGCGCAATCACAGGCGAAGGACCTGGCCAGCTTATCCCTCAAGGGAATCTCCTCAGGCAATACGCACCTGAGTGCCCACAGGGTATCATCTAGGCCGTTGTGCTCTAGCACTATGGTCAGGGGAATGGGAGTGTCCTTTCCATAGGCTGTGATGCCACCCAGGGCTTTTGCCAAATGCTTGTACCGGTCTGTACAGGCTCCGGCTTTATGGGCTAGTGCTAAGGTTGTGTGCAACATCTTCTTCTCCTCTCCTTACCTGCCCATTGGGTCAGGCTTTGCACGGATTTGGCCATTTGTATGATTTACAAGCTGGACAGCTTGAAGGTCTTGAGTCAATGCGAGGATTCCACTGATGGCCACATCTTTGGCAAATACAAGGCCGTGTATTATCGTAAGGGGGAACTTCACCTAAAAGGCTGTGGCTAGAACGATGACAAGAATTGCATAACAATATTAAATTATCAGCGCTATTGTAAATTTCTTTATTACTCACTGTTGAGAATATATGATGTATATGTCCACTTTTGCCAACGTTGAACCCACACTTAGCACATTTACCTTCATATTTTTGAAGTATAAACCTTTTAATTTTAGGTGATGGTGATAATAATTGTTGTACTCTTTGCCTGGATAAGCCAACAGCTTCAGCAATTTGATTATAACTAGCACCTTGAAGTTTTAACTGAAACATTAAACTCTTATTTACCATTTTTATCCTTCTTAGTAGTGGTTGCACCACATCGTTGACAACGATAGCGTTGTACTTTGTGGCTTCCAGACCATACCATTCCGGCTTTGTGCATGGCATGGTTACATTTGGGACAATTCATTAAATAACCTCCTTTCCTTTCATTGCATATACTATATCATATTATACTATACTATGTCAAGGGGTAATCAAAGCTAATTGAAGCTATTTGAACGTGGTTTACCCACTGTGGTGAGTACTTTTGGGATTTTGGGGAAAATAGTCTCCCCACTCGCAGACGCTGAGCTGTGCGACTGCGTGAGGTGAGGACTTTCCCCTGAACGGGAATTAAAATCGGAGTGAAGCTACAATGACTGATTTAAAAAAATTAGACGCTCCCGTTGAGGAAGTATGAAAAAAATAGAAAAACCAGATAAAACCGTGGTGAATCGGGATAGCAACGGCAGGTTCCTTCCGGGGAACCATGCTTCTCCAGGCCGTCCCCCGAAGGATTGCTCCCTCACCTCTCTGCTCAAAGTCGAGTTGGATAACCTCTGTCCTGAGGATAAGACGGGCAAAACCTGGCGAGAGGTATTGGTGTTGGCATGGCTTAGGGGATGTCTCACGCCAGGCAAAGGGCAAGGGCTACTTCTCAAAGAACTGCTGGACCGGGTAGAGGGCAAGGTTGTACTGCCCATTGGTGGCGATCCTGATAATCCAATAAAGATTACTGTTATCGAAGTTGTCAAGGATTATGGGGAGAAAGTTGCTTAGTCTATGGAGTGGACAGACCCCTTAACTAAATAATTAATAAATTAATAAGGACTTTTGATGGCAAAGAAACGGTTTCTCAGGCTTTTGACTATGGTATCTAAGAAGTTACATGATGCATACAGCCCCAAGTCTTATACCTGGCGCATGGTGATGGTTCCCAAGCCTACCACAGAAGCTCCATACCCTTGCATCCTGTTATCTCTTAGCAATGGGCATAACAAGATATTGCTAAGAGTTGCCGATTTGAAACAGTATGAGGAAGTATTCACCCTCTCAGATGAAGAGAAGGCCAGCATCAATAAGGCATTGTCTGAAGCCAACGCCGAAGCTGATAGGATAGAAGAAGATATGAGGTTACTTATGTCCAAGCGCAACCTGCAAGCGGGAGCCAAGATAGTCAACACCGGCACAGGTGAAATATTAGCCGAGGCCGAGAAGATACTACATGATACAGAAGATTAGATGCCAGTAACAACACTCGTTAAACCCTTCAGGGAGGTACTGCCAGGTGGTAAGCTCCAAGTCAACCTGCACCAGGGGCAGACTATAGCCTGGGATGCCTCTGAGCGTTACGTGGTGGTCTCTGCGGGCACGCAGAGCGGTAAGACGTGCCTAGGGCCTCACTGGTTGAAGCGAGAGATTGACTACTGGCTAAATAGCAATCCCGCAGAGTCAGTAGACTTTATGGCTGTGAGTGCTACTTATCCCCTTATGAATCTTAAGATGTTACCTGAGTTCTTGCAGGTGTTCAAGATACTTTTGAGATTGGGCGAGTACAAAGCATCTGATAGAGTATTTGAGAGTGCGAAGAAGTTGCGAGGTGGGCCGCTTTGGAAGGTGTTCCTTGGCTCGGCTGAGAATCCTGACTCTTTGGAGTCGGCAACGGCGAGAGCTGCCTGGCTTGATGAGCCGGGGCAAAAGCGCTTTCGGCGTGAGTCAATGGAGGCTATAGACCGCCGGGTATCGTTGCATCAGGGAAGGATATTATTCACCACCACACCTTATGTCTTTGGATGGTTCAAGCGTGAAGTTTATGATCGGGCAATGCGTGGTGACCCCGGGTATAAGATGGTCAACTTCCGTTCAACCATGAACCCTAACTTCCCACAAGCAGAGTACGAGACACAGAAGGCCAGGCTCCCCCGCTGGAAGTTCCGAATGTTCTATGATGGTGTATTCGAGCGTCCAGCCGGACAGATTTATGACTCATTCAATGTCGAGTCCCAGGTTATCAAGCGCTTTGAGATACCGCTATCGTGGCCGAGATACGCAGGGCAAGACTTCGGGCCGGTACACACGGCGGCTGGGTTCTACGCCGCGGAACCTGCAACTGGCAATATATTTCTGTATCGTACTTGCAAATCAGCATCAAAAATGAGTGTTCACGAAAATGTAGTGTTGTGGCGTAGCGAGATGCACAAGGATGCTACGGGTAAGATTGATGAACAGATATTCAAGCGTGTAGGGGGAGCTAAGGGGGAGTCTGGCTGGCGTGATGCCTACGCCGCTGAGGGCTGGCCGATAGCTGAACCGAAGATAACAGGCCCCGGCTCAGTTGAGTTGCAGATAGATCGAGTTTATGCTCTCCATAAGCTCAATAAGATATTTGTCTTTGACGACCTGAAGGAATATCTGGACGAAAAGGAATCGTTTAGCCGAGAGCTTGACGATTCGTACAAACCCACGGACAAGATCGAGGATGAGGCAGATTATCACTACCTAGCGGCTGAACGATATATCTTGAGCGACTTCACGCCTGAGACAGTAGCAAGGCATGGCACTCCGTTACCACCACACCGTAATTATTTGCGAGGTAATTAGATGGGGCAGGATTGTTTTGAAACAGAACTAAAAAAGATCACCTGGCCAATAGAATATGGCACTATCACAGTTCAAATAAGGGCGGGGAAACCGACTTTGATAAAGATAGAGAAGACTATTAAATTGGATTAAAGGAGGAACCTAATGAAGACTTCAATAGAGTGGGCTTGGAAAGCTAATGGGGATGAACAAATAATCCCTGGTGATTGGGATGAAAAGGGAATGGGATACTTACCAGACAAATATTTTGATTGTGTTAGGCTAGAGGTAGGCGACAAAATAGAGTTGTGGATTGAGTTATTAAACGGGAGTACCCTGTCATATTATGTTAAGGTGGTGGAGGTAACTTATTTTATGTCTTACGATTTGAAAAGTTATCGTGATAAAGAGGGGAACCCATATATAGGAACATCTGAAATAATTCCTTGTCAAAGGGTTTGTGTAACAGGGTAGTACCTGGCTTTAATAAATAAAATTGACCTAAGTCCAACGGAAGAACCGACAGGCTTTGAGGAAACTTAGAGTTTGTCGGTTCTTTTTTTATTTCTCGCATATGAGGTAATTAGATGCCCAAAAAGCAAGAGGTTACTCTAGAGTACATCAATAAACTGGCAACTCAACGCAAGAGTGATTATAACACGTTGCGAGAGGAACAGAAAAAGGATGATGAGCTGGTGGAGGGTGTGGAGGACATAGGCATCAAAAAGCCGTTTAAGACAGTGCGGACTGGTAAGGCACGGGGGATCATCTATACGTTGGCCGAGCGGATATTTACTGATAATCCTACCGATGTGACCGAGCCACGGCGGGCGACCAAGGTAGAGGAGGAACGCAACACCAGGCGGAAGCTATGGATAAATGCCCGCATGAACCAGTTGATGCAGGACTCGCCTAACCCGATAGACGAGAACAAGATTAAAGGCCCGATGCGGGGCGAGTGTTTCTTCAAGCTGACTCATAACCCGGAGTGGCTGGACCTCTATTACAACGAGCCGAAGGGTAAAAACAAAAAAGAGGAATGGGAAACCAGTCTGATTGATAAAGTACCTGTAGTCTGGTCTGCTCCCGATCCGATGGTTGTATATCCCAGTCCAGTACAAGATAGAGGTGTACCACGAGATGTCATCGAGATATACCCCCGGACAGTAGAGGATGTTCAGGCGTCCTGGCCGAACTGGAGCAACCTCAAGAATCGTAAAATGTCCGAAACAGTGGAATGGCGAGAGTATTGGAGAGCTGATGTAAGATGTTTTCTGGCTGATAATGAGCCAGTGTTGAAGGGTGAGGTGCAACCTAATCCTTATGGCTTCGTGCCTTATGTACATGTCTACGCTGGATTTGGCTACAAGTCATATGAGGGCAAGCTGGAAACACTAGCCCGGAGCCTTTTATATCCCTTGCGTGACTTACTGATGGAATATCAGAGAATGGAATCTTATCTTGATTCTCTCATTGCTTTGTATGCGTTTCATATCATCAAAGTGAGAGCACGAAGCCTAGAGGAAGCGAGAGCAGAGGCGACTAGAACTAAGCTAGAACCTGGCGAAATATGGGAGGAGGTTATAGGTAGCAATGGCGTCATGGAGTTAGAAAAACTTATTGAGAAGGGTGTCGAACCTCCCCAGAGTCTATTTGCTTATCTGGCGCATATAGAGAATATGATAGAACAAAGGACTTTTACCTCGCTACTTTCAGGACATGCCAGTGAGGGAATTACTTCGGGAGTGGCGCTGTCTGGCCGGACGGACTGGGCGAGGGCGACTTACGCCAGTTTTGTTAAGAATCTGGCCGCAGGACTCAGCAGGGCGGTGGGTATGGAACTGAGGATGATCGAGAAGTTCGTCAAGAGGTCGGTAACGATAAAGGGGCTGATGCCCCAGGGAGATAAACAGAACTGGGCTGAATTGGTTATGTCCCCTGAAGATATAAACGGGAACTATGATGTTAAGATGGAGTTCAAGACCACCGATCCGTCGCGGGATGTGGTACTTTCCCAAGAAGGTTCAAGACTCTATAGGGGTAAAGAGATAAGTCTTTACACCAACCTGTCCAAGTATCAGGGCGTTAAAGACCCGCAAGCTGAGATGGTCAGGTTAGGTGCAGAGAGATATATTGAAAATAGCCAAATGATTCAGTCTGTGTTAGATCAGAAAATAGCCGAGGACTGGGGGTTGGAAGATGAAATAGCCAAGATGAAGGAACAGGAAAAGCTACTTAAACAAACTCCTACTCCACAAGAGGTTATCCCTGGGATGGCACCGGTGACCAGAAATAGGAAATTGGGCGAAGCAGGTGTTATGAGTCAGCCTACGGGTATGGAAGTTCCCGTGGCAGGTGGTATCTGATGGCTGAGGATAAGACCCATCTCGATAAAGTAGCTGACTATGTGCCTGATTATATTACACGTGTTCTTGAATCGGTAAGGAAACAACTACCCCGTCCCCCTGGGACCAGGAAAATGTCTGAGGCAGAGCAGTTGTCAGTTTATGAGAACATGGGGGCACAGGGGATAATCAATTTGGTCAAGCAACATCCGGACAGGATACCTGAGATTGAGAACTGGATTAGTAAGATGGAACGAATCAAACTGACTGCGAGGAGACGCTAATGCCTGATCCCAAAGATCCCACAGAAGAAATTCAAAAGATATTAGACGACCTTTTGAAGGAGCCGGAGGCTACTCCAGCGACTGCTCCAATAAAACCGACTGTTCCCCAAGCAGAAGGAGAGGCTGCTTGGGGAATGACCGAAGAAGAATGGCAGGCACTTATTGCGGCCAATGGGGAGATTATAGGTCGGACACCCCTTGATACTACTACCACCGTTGCGGGTGTAGAATTCACTAATCCCAATCCTAAACAATACAGAGTAACATTCAGGAATGGCACTTACATTGACATAGACATCTCTACTCCTAACAGATATAACGTCATTGACCCAGGGACAGCATTGGCAAAACTTACGGGTGAAACGGCTGGTTTAACCCCTTCTGAACAGTTGGCCAGAGAGAAATGGGATGTTGAAAAAGGGAGATGGGATGTTGAACAGGAAGAACAAGAGAAAACAAGAAAAGAACAGACATGGGTTGACTCTTTCAATTTATATCAACAAGAAATTGACAAACTTCAAGAGTTGCAGAAGAACCCCCGTAGCTGGATAGAGTTCTCACAGCGATCCTCTATGCTACCCACTCAGCAAGCGTGGTTACATACAAGCCGAGAGGCCATCCCTGAGACAGCACGGGAGGCTATTTCTCCTGATCTTCTCCGCCCCGAAGTCCAGGCCGCATTACAGCGAGAGCAAAAGCTGGTAGGGCAACCAGAGGCAACGACTCCTGATTGGTTGGCTAAGGTTTATGGTACTCAGACAGGCGCAGCATTGCCGACAAACTGGAAATATCCCTCAGCTTCAACCTGGTGGAGTTGGACACAACCGCAAAAACAAATGGCGTTAGGATTAGCAGAGTCACAGGGCACGCCTGCTGAATCTATTATAGAGCAAATGAAGAAGTTGTATCCTATGTGGAGTTCACCGAGAGCCAGATGGCAACCGGCATATCAAAGGGCTTAAATGAAAAGTTGGCTTTATCAATATACCGAAAATAGAGACAAAGAGGATAAGGTTAGAAAGACTGCGGCTAGCCTGGCTACTATGCTCAAGGCCAGACAGCCACCACCTCCACCGCCTCCACCTCCGCCACAACAGACTGAATGGACTGACCAGTTAAAAGAGATTCCTATGAACATGGGGGCACAGGGACAGATTATCTATGGTGCTACAAAAAAGAAAAAGACTTTCGGAGAGATGGTAACTGGCGCTATAGCTAAACCATTTGAGGAAACTGGCGAACTTGTTAGCAAGGGAGTAGCTAAACTGCCAGGTGGTAAAAACCCCGTTGTACAGATTATAGCGCAACTTCCTACCTCGCTAGCTGCTGGCTTGGTCAATCCGCCACGTATGACTGCTGATGATTTAATGGCACAACCTACTTGGATGCAGATATTAAATGCTGTTGGTATGCAGGGTGAAACGGCAATTATGCCTGAAGCTATTAATGCCATACGCACCAGTGCTCTTAAAAACCTTGCTGTGGATTTGAAAGCGGCGCAGGTAGCTGATGATGTGATAAGAGTAACTGATATAACTGAGAATATCAAGGCATGGCAGAAGATAGGGTCTGTTGAGGGTCAACTTCTGAATGAGGCAAAGTTAAGGACTATTCAGCAAGCACAGAAGGGATTCAAGAACCTGAAACTAGGAGCGGCACCACAGATAGGGGCGAAAGCGCCTGAGTATAAGACACTGGCGACTGAGACTGGCGAGTTAAGGAACTGGCAAGTTTTAGCTGAACAAAGAGCCAAAGAAAAGGGTATCTCTATATCACAAGCATCAAAGGAAATTGCTGAGGAACAGATAGCAGCCAAGATACCTGAAGTCAAGCCTGCTGCCCCTGCGGCAGCCAAGACCGTCCAGCCAGCCGAAGCCATCACTCCAAAGATTGAACCACTTACTCCAAAAGTGGAGTTACCTATAGCGGCAAAGGTTGCTGGTGAGATTCCTAGAGAAAAATGGAGCAAGGATTATATAGACTTTCTGGGCAAAATTAAAGGCAAAACTATTGCTGATGTCGAAATCAAAACCGCACCTAGCCCGTTAGGCTCTGGCAAATACTGGCGAGCATATCTTAATGGTGAGGATATAATGGCTGGTAATTCCTTGCCAAGATTGAAACAGGGATTAAACCGACTATTTGAACGGGCAAGATTGATAGAGTCAGAAGTCCCCCCACTATCGAAGCCTAGTGGGGTGGGAGCAAAGGTTGAGGGGGTCGCCCCCAAAGTGCCACAGGAGGCCACCAGACCGTTAACAGAGGCGGGGAAAGGTGTACCCCCTGTCAAGCCACCTAGAAAGCCACTTTGGGCAGGAATTGAAGAACCGCCTAAACCACCTGCTGAAACTGGTGCTGGTTTGCCACCTGAATTGCCATCAGGACGGAAACCCGGTGGTATTGGTCAGATGAAACCTGTTGAGCGTGCTAAAACCGACTATGAAAGGTTAGTTGAAGCAGTTACGCCAGCAAAGAAGCCAATTAAAGATGCGATAAAGGATGCTAGAGATAAAATTCTAGCTGATTGGTATGATCGCAACTATGCTCTAAAAGAATTGGGTGAATCTCGCAAATTGGCTCAGTTAGTTCCAGGGGCTACGGCGGCTGGTGAGAATGTAATACGTACATCAGTACGACCAATCTATTCTAACTTGGGCAAGGATGTTAAATACCTAGAACAATACATGGTCTTGATGCGTAGTCAGGATGTTTTAGCTCGCAATCCTCAAGCCTTCCTTCCGGGTGGAATAAGAGGCTGGGGTGGTGTAGTCACAGCGCTGAAAGACTTGGAAACTCAATTAGGTACTAGAAGAATGGCAGCTCTTAAAGAAGTGGCTGCCAAACTGTGGTCTGCCAATGACGAATTGAACCTTAAATATCTTCTTGATAATGGTCTAATTAACAAAGAAACTTACACAGTCATAAAATCCGCTCACCCTCATTATATTCCATTTCAACGTGCTGACTTCGTAGATGATATTGCTCGCACTCTTAGTAAACCAGAGGCATCAGTTGGACAAATAGGTATTAAGAGGATGGAACTGGCAGGAAGTGAACGTGCTCTTAGCGATCCTCTGGCTGCCTTTGAGTCTAACTTTATTAAAACAAGGCAAGTCGTAGCTCGTAATGAAGCTGCTAAGGCTATTGTCGAGGACTTAGTACAGTTGCAAAAGACTACTGGTGACGACTTGGTGAAGTTCATTGAACCAAAGGCAGAAATTGCCAAGATAGAACGTGTCACTGGGCAAGTAGTACCTAAAGCATCCAAAGCAGAACATAGTGCCTTACGGGATATGGTATCTTACTTTAAGGACGGTACAAAATATACGGTCGAGATACCAGCAAAATACGCCAAGGTAGCCAAGGGCTTAGAGTGGGAACCCAATAATATATTGGTCAATATTCTCAGGGCTGTTGGTAGACCGCTGGCGAAAGGTGCTACCACCTATAATCCAGCTTTCTTAATTATTAACCCCATGAAAGATGCTTTGAGTGCTTGGTTTAGAGAGGGTTTAGTTCCCTTTTCACCCGCTTATTTCAAAGGGTGGTGGGCAGTATTACGTCCGGGTGAGACTTATACACAAGCAGCAGAAGCCAAAATATTACTCTCTGGCTTAGTTGACACTATGCGTACAACGGAGGCTATGAGTAGAGTTGGCAAATTGGGTTCGCTGACAGTAAAAAGCCCGAAGGATGTTGCATTATTCATTCCTCGACTAATAGAGTGGGCTAATGTAAGGGCAGAACAATCTACCAGAGTGGCTACCTGGTTAAAACTCCGTGGCAAGGGCATAGGCGAACTAGATGCGGCTGTTAGAGCACGGGATGTAACAGTTGATTTCGCCAAATCCGGCAATGCTATGAAGGTTGTAAATCAGGTAATACCTTTTTCTAATGCTGGTATGCAGGGTGCGGCTAACATAATCAGAACATGGAAAAACACACCTCAATTAGCTCTTGCCCGATCATCTCCTTTTGCCGCTGCGTCTATTCTAACTTGGGTAAATAATCAGCGGTTCGAGACAGGGAAAGATATACCTTGGTATGAGTACCTTTACTATTGGCCTATACAGATAGGTGAGGGAACAGCAAAGGATGGTACGAAATTCCCTATCACCATAAAGATTCCTAAAGGCCCGGTTGCTGCTCCCATCACAGCACCTATAGAAATAGCTCTTGGTACTTCACAGCGACAAAAAGATTACAGTATTGTGGAGATGATATGGCAATCGGCTTGGGATATGACTCAGCAATTAACACCTGTGCAACCAGAAGTAGCGGGGATATTGCCCCCAATCTTAAAAACAGGTGTTAGTTTGCAAACAGGTAAATCCTTGTTTACAGGCTTGCCTATTATTCCTCAGAGAGAAGAGCAACGATTGCCTGAGCAACAATGGGGCCCCGAAACATCTAAGTTTGCTATTATGATAGGCAAGGCATTAAATGTTAGCCCCCGCAAGATAGATTTTGCCATACGGGATTATACAGCAGGTACAGGAGAATTGACTAATTGGCTTTTAGGTCTTGGTTTAGAAGCCCTTGGTTATAGCCCTGAAGCCTATGGTGAGGCTTTAGCGGAAACGCCTTCGCCTACATTGATAGAAGAATTTGGTCAAGCACCAGTTACTAGACGATTTGTGGGCACCAAAGGCACACAAGAGGAAATGTTAGGTTGGGATGAATTTAATAAAGCGGTTGAGGAGACAAAGCGATCCTTTTCTCAATTACCAGATATTAATAGACTCGGCATTACCTTTAGTGCTGTTGGTGATGAGATAGACAAAGTTCCTCTAACAATGAAGGAAAGAACTGCCTATCAGAAAGTAGCGTGGTTATTGATTGAAGAGATGCTCGGTGTTCTTGTCAGTAACACTTCATACCAGCAAGCCGATGATAATATCAAAAAGAAAGCCATCCAAAAGGCAGTAAATTCAGCCCAGGAACAGGCCAAGGCACTTATATTACAAAGAATAGGCGAACAACAAATACAAAACCGCTTGCTGGAAACTGCGGGTAAGAAATAAAGTAGGAGGCGATCATGCCATTGCCAACAGAGAAACTAAGTAAGGACAGTTCCAAAGAACACGTCAGAAACACTGTGTCTGATTGTATCCGCATGGCTATCAAAGAGGGCAGGCCACACGATCAGGCTGTGGCTATGTGTATGGAATCGGCACGTAGAAGCGGGGCTAAGGTTCCTTATAAGAAAGTAAGAATCAAAGGCAAGAAGGGCGGATAGTAGAACTATGACACTACCCAAACCATATCTTACACTTGTTCTTCTAAGAAGTAAGACACATATTAAAGTTTGTGCAAACGGGAATTGCCAGATCCATTTTGAGCCTATTAGGACAGACCAAAAGTACTGTTCTTCTAATTGCAAGGCTGCCCAAAATATGCGCCAGAGATACCACGCAGCCAAGAAGAAATAACTATTCGTTAGTCTCTAGTTAGGGACATTATCAGGCCAATATAACCCGCTTGGGTATTAACCGAGGCGGGTTTTTGTTATACCAAATAAAAAGGGAGGTTTTAAGTCATGCCAGAAGGTGAAAAGCCTGTAGAGGCCGCTGAGGTTGTCGCTCAAACTTCCACTGAGGACGAAGTTTTAGAGGTGGAACTAACTCCCGAAGAGGTCAAGCCATCCGAGGAAGTGGTTAAGCCTGAAGAAACTAAACCCGCAGAGAAAGAAAAGGCGCCTTCGTTAGAGGACTACAGGGGAGTTCAGAAAAGACTACAGCAGACACTCAAGGAGTTGGAGGAGGCCAAGAAGGGTTCTACCTTTGCCGAATCTCTGAAACAGGAGATTGGCGCACAAAAGGCGACACTAAAGCAAATTCTGGAGATGCAGAAGGTCACTAATGACCTGGTATCAGGCCGCATAACTGAGGAAGAAGCAGGCAAGCGTTACGCTCAGATTGACTCTGAACGTGAGGCAGCAACACTACAAGTTCAGGTAGCGGCTTTTGTTAAGGCGGTGACTGAAGCGGGACTGGACATAAAGGACTCTGCCCTGCAGAAATGGGCGGATAGATATGCCAATCCTGAAGCGGCTCTGGAAGATTTGCCGGGTTATGTTGCTAAGGTAAAGGGGAAAGTCCTTCCCACAATCCCAGTTGTGGGGGGGAAAGCGAAGCCTTCTGAATCTGAAAAGCCCGGTGACCGAGCCAATGAACCACTAGACGTAAAGAAACTTCAGGCCGATCTTGAATACTGGAAAAAGAGGGCTAGCGGGCAGTTAGATGGGGAGCCTGGGGGGCCGAGTGCTGCCGGGGTGAATACTGACGGTATGAGTCCAGTAGAACTGATTGCACATGGTCTTACAAAGATGAAGTAAAAAGGAGGTAACACATGGCTGTTACATTGGTTCAATACAAATATCTCGGTGATGCCGCTGAAATACGCAAGGGCATAGCCCAGACGATTGTCCAAGAATTTCCGTGGTTGGCTGATATGCCTTTCAAGGAAATAAATAACAACGTGTCCCGGTACAAGATGGAACTGGCTGCTGCCCGTGCGGATACATACGAAGTAGGCGAAACTTGGACTGAAGGGACACCGACCTGGGAGTATAGGGATGCCCCTCTAGCCGTTCTAGGTGGCGATGCTGATGATGACAACTTTGGTCGGCTGGCTGCAGCGGGCGAAAATACAATGGCTGCGCTGATCGAGCTTAAATCAAAGGCTGTTGCTAACTGGTTCGCTGAACTTTGTCTCCTGGGCAGGACTACGGCGGTCGCTAAATACAGCGCGGAGAAAAACTTCAAGGGACTCTTGAGGTTACTATGCGAATGTGAGTCCAGTACGACAACTGATTTGGACGGAGCATTGTTTAGTGCCATAGGTGCTGCCAACAATGCACAGGTCATACAGGCTGCCTCTGGAGCTTCGGCTACATTAACGCTGGACATGATTGATGTGCTGGTAGACCTTGTTAAACCTAAAGCTACCCACATAGTCCTGAACCGCTTAATACGGAGGAAACTAGCAGCTCTGGCCCGTGCTGCTGGTACTAACTTGGAACATGACAAAAATGCTCTGGGTATGCCGGTCACCAGATACGGTGAGCAAACCATTCTGATAGATGACTATATGCCCGTGAACTTCCCCGATCCGTCAACATTGGTATCTGCCCCTGCATCTTACACTCCAACTACGGCGGTGGCGGCTGCTAATGACACCTCCCCCATCATAGCTGTGAGATTTGGAGAGGACGGGTTGGTTGGTATCAATGGGGAGGGCATGATCCAGGTGGAGAAGTTTGACAAGCTGGAGACAAAGGATGCCAAGAGAGTTCGTATCAAGTTCTATGCGGGGATGCGTCTGACAAATAAAAGGGCTATTGCCGGCTTATTCTCTGCAACTGCTAGCTAGTATCCGGTGAGTTTATAAAGGGGGGTTCTCTACGAAAAACCTCCCTTAATCCATACAAGCGAGGTAAAAAATATGGCAAATCCTGTTGCAAAAGCAATGACTTTTGATGCTAGTGTGAGTTCTGACCAGGCAGGGGCTTGCCGTGAGTTCTGGATGAGATTCCCTGGACTGCGGGGAGCCTCCGATCAGGATGCAGGCGGCAACGATGTACTGTACTACATCGAAAACCCCTACAGCGAGGACCTTGTGGTTCTTGATGCTTTATGCGTGATTGAGACTTTAGATGCCCAAGACGGAGATATTGACGTAGGTCTTGAAGATGACGCAGCCGGAACCGATTCACTCACCACTGGTGCCATTATCTTCGACTCTATTGTCAATACGGCGGTTGGTGTATTCGAGGGTACTATTCCGCAGGCATTGGCCGGGACAGGAGCAAAGTATATCTGGAAGGCAAAGGGATCAGCGACTCAGGCGTTTCTTACTGTTACCCAAAATGGCGATGTTGATGCTGCTGCTTTACGTTGGACTTTGCTAGTGAAGGTCATACCCTACAAGGACCTGCTGAACTCAAGCATCGAACTAGGCGCTATAACCGTAGCCTAAAGTCCCTAGCTAGGGAAAGAACGAAAGGATTAGAGGGGGCTTAAAAGCCCCCTCTAACTAAGGTGGTGAGCATGGCATTGATACCAGTAATCAACTTGACGGAATTCAAAAGGCTGAAAAAGGAACAAATCCAAGAAATGCAATCTGTAATTGTCATGGCCGATGGCGAACCGTTGTTTATAGCGATTATACCCCCGTTGGGTGGGGGAATGACAATTACAGATACCATAAGGACTGAGGCAGAATATCTTGGTGCCAGGGGGAACACCGTAGGAGGGAAAACCCCAGATGCTTTTGTATGAGTATCAATGCCGTCGCTGTCATTCTGTATTTGAGTACAGAAAAGCAGTTGAGGAACGGCAAACTGCGGTATGTCCACACTGTAACGGCATAGGTGATAAAAGGCCATCCTTGTTCGGCTATACATTTGGCTGGAGACTATCCGATGATTCCCATTTGGTAGGACATAAAGACGAGTTGGTTAAGGATATTTAGGGAGCGCAATATGCCTACATACAATGACAAAACAGAAGATAACAAAGGCAGACAAATCGCACCGGTATTATTCAATACAGAACTGGATGGAAGCGGGACATTCTATCATCCACAAGTGTCAGCCGAAGGTGTCAAGATGGATGGTTCACGCATTGCATCAAGTTCATCCCCTACTGCGGTAAATGTCGCTGCTGCCTCGACTCAGATATTGGCTGCCAATGCAAATAGGATAGGTTGTTCTATCACGAATATATCTGATACCTGGATTTATCTCGCAAAAGGTGCGGCTGCGGTGGCTGAGACAGGTGATTCTATAGCTCCCTATGGCGGTGCTTACACAATGGACCAGAACAATCTATTCCGGGGGGCAATATATGGTATTCATGCCGGAGCTGGGAATAAGAAGGTAACAGTCTCGGACGATTCTAAGGCTTAAAGGGGTGCATTATGCCTACTACTGATGAACTAAAGGCGTTTTTAGCTAAAAGAGGCTACCCTGCAATAGTTTATACCGAAAAAGATTGTTATGTGATCTGTCTAAAAGAGAAAAACAGCGCAGATAAGGTTGTAGACCTTTTGGTTCAGATAAAAGAACCCGGTAAGTTCATTGTGTCTTTTGAAATGGAAAAGTCCCACAAGGCTTCGATTGTGGGAAAGAAGAAACCTTGGTGGAAAATATGGGGCAAGTAAATGGGTATAAATAATCCTGGTACTCCCATACTCCTGGATGAAGGCGTCATAATAGCCATTCGAAGGAAGATTAACTTTACCGGTACTGGTGTTACTGCCGTAGATGATGCTGGTAATGACCGTGTGAATGTCGCTGTCTCTGCTGGTGTTGGCGGCGGGGATATGCTCAAGGCAGTTTACGATCCTAATGATGATGGGATAATTGCTACAGCACAGTTAGCAGCCACAGTCGTTAATAGAGGCGCATTAGATAGTGTCGTCCTAGATGTAACCTCTATGTTAAATAACGACATTTTCCCTCTCACAGTTGGGAAGGCTGGCTGGGGTTATGTCCAGATCGGTGATAATGAGGAGTGGGCTGCCTTCTCCTTCTCTAGTGCCGGAGTAGTCAATCTTATGATGTATTCTGCTAATGTCACAGCAACCGGAGGCACTGCTGGCAAGTTTAATATATATGATGCAGGTGCCGGAGTGGCATTTGAAAATAAGTTAGGAAACACCAAAAAGGTGGCTTACGAAGTCAAATATTATACACCATAAAGGAGAATAAAATGGAAAAGTATTTCGATGATTCTTGATACTGCCAGTTCAATGCATCCTTTTGGTTACTTAAAAATAGGAGGAAAAAATGAAAAGAAAGTTACTTATCTTAGGGACTTTGGCAGCACTTCTGGCAATAGTGCTTGTGATGTTGCCGTCTTGTGGGGGCGGTGCCCCCGGGGCAACCAAGCTAATAGATGACCTTGACGTAGGAACTCTTGGGGTTACAAGCGTAAAGACATCACTGATTTCTGATACTGCTGCAACAGATAGCTTGGGCACAGAAGCCTTGTTCTGGCTCACAGCGTTTTTAGGCACAGGTGTTACCTTTGAGGGTGCAACCGATGATGCCTTTCAGACTACACTGACGCTAACCGATCCAACAACCCCAGATAAGACAATCACCCTCCCTAATGCTACTGGCACGGTGGCGGTATCTGCTACTGGGCCAGCTACCCTTTCCGCATTGGGTGACATTGGGGTTACAGTTGCTAAGGACATTGTAGCTGGTGTGGGAATTAGTGGAGGCGAGGATAATGTACTCCCTGGAGCAGATGCAGACACCACAATTACTTTTGATGCCACTGAACTGGATGCTGTCACATGGAGTGATGCAGCCAATGCCTCAAATGCTTGGTTATTCGATCTGAGTGGAACTGACCCGACTCTGACGGCGGTTAGTGCTGGCTTCCAGATGAATGACAATCTACAGATAGGTCATGCTGGGACAGATGGCACATTAAAGTTGTACTCAGAGGATGGAGGCACAGATCACTCTACTACATTCCAGCCTGGTGTTCAGACACAGGACGTAACTCTTACATTACCTGTTGATGATGGTACTACGGGCCAATTCTTGCAGTCTGATGGCTCTGGTGTATTGGCTTGGGCTACTCCATCTGGCACTGGTGATGTTGTTGGGCCTGGAGTGGCTGTAGATAATACAGTCGTTAGATTTGATAGTACCACAGGCAAACTTGTCCAGGCATCCAATGTAGCAATCGGTGATGATGCCAAAGGCATTATAGACAACCAGTCACTGACTGACACTGGAACCTACAGTCTTCCTAATGCTTCCTCTGGCATCGGATACCTCATGGTTGGTGACAACGAGGAGTGGGCGATCTTTACTTGGGGTACAGCAGGGGCAGTGAACTTGATGATGTTCTCAGCAAACATTACGACAACTGGTGCTACAGATAACAAGTTCAACATCTTCGATGGTGGCACAGCAGTCACTTTGGAGAATCAACTGGGAGCAACCAAGACAGTCAAGATGACTCTGAATTACTAGAGTTAAGAAATGGGGGGGAGGTATCAATAGATGCTTCCCCCTAATGGAGGCTTAAATGAAGAAATTACTTTTATTCTCACTTGTTCTGTTAGTGATATTCAGCCTTGTGGTAGGCACCTTTGTCGTTGTCAATCACTTTGAAGATAATGATGGAACACCTGGTGGTGCTGTATATGTTAATGATCTAGCAGTTAGGAATTCACTTACACTGTCATCGGGAGTTCCAATAACCTTTGGTGATTCCTCTCAGCAAGCTTCGGCAGCAGACTATGGCCTCTCATTTGAAGGCACTGTAACCACTTATACCAGCACTACTCAATTTGCAGCCAGTGTCCTTGCTGGTAAAGGAAATGATTATTTCAATGGTTATTATGTCTATGTGGTGTGGGATGCAGCGGGAGCAGCGCCTCAAGGGGAAAAGCAACTAATCAGTGACTACACCTCGTCAGGTGGGGTATTCGTACACACAGCTTTTTCAACTCCTCTTGCTGAGGGTGACAAAGTTCTTATAATCAACTCCCAGATACCAGAAGGGTCAGGAGATGGAGTCTATGTAGACTATGCGGATGGCGTGGCTGGCACAGCATGGCCTATAGGAACAGCTGGGATGCCAGTGAGTAACCTGACGGATGCATTGGCGATTCAGGTGGCTAGAAAAGTAGCAAACATATATTTGCATGGTTATAATCAGCGGTTACCCGCTGATTTACCTCAAAAATCAAGAATAATTGGTACAGACTCCGAAGTTGACACATTAGACCTTTATGGGTTTAATATTCCTTTCTGCTACCTTAAATCACTCTACATTCATAATACTTCTTCTGCACTTACCTCTCCTTTTGGGCCTCACATAGTTGATAGTGTTATAGATACCATAGAGGGAATAGCTAGCGCTACATTAGAAAATTGTGAAGTTCAGGGAGACATTACCGTACTGGCTACCAAATTCATTTATATGAACGGTTGTATTTTTCCTGACAACTACCCTGCGATAATTCATTTAAGCGGGAACGGAACGAGAGCATACATTTACAATGGTCATGGCAAACTCACTATCGCTAATATGGATAATGCTGCTGGGCAAGCTTATATCGTTTCAGGCGACTTAGTTGTAACAATTGCTGCTTCCTGCACCGCAGGCACAATCAACGTCTACGGCAATGTAACAGTTACCAACAATGCCAATGGCACTACAGTCAATGATTACTCCACCCACAAATCAGGCAAATCTGCAACCTTCACCAAGAACATCACCTCTGCTGCTAATGCTACCTATGTTACAGTTGCCACTATCAAGAATGGTACTTGCCAGATAGATTCCATTACCCTCCGCTCAAATGGGGCAACCACAACTGACTTAACCAGTGCTGGAATCTATGGTGGAACTTCCTATGTAGTCACTTTCCTGAGCGCTACCGATGCAGTTAAGGCCAACATTGATGCCACTGATGAGCAGGTTAGCTGGACAGGTGCGGTAACTCTTAAGACAGACAAGACTATTAAGATTAACTTGGTAGGCACAGGAGCAACAGCAGTGAACTTCGATGTGGATATTGGATATAAAGCTATTACAGAAGCGGCTTATCTGAATTAAGGAGGAGTATAAATGTCTAAACTACTCAAGTATCTCTTAATAGTAATCACGTTAGCCTCTATTGGACTGGCTGCCTTCTCAACAGCCAATATGCCCTCTTCTGCTGAGGTGCAGGTGAACGGAGTGTCAGTTCCTACCGTTACTGTAGACGACCCAAATCCAGTTGATGGTCATACAACTCAGGCCATCTCCTCCAACTGGGCTTTTGACCATAATGCAGCCTTGATAGGAAATCATGGAGTTCCTGCTGACCCTGGGGCAGACAAGTACCTGAAGTGGGATGATGATCCAGGTCAGTTAGCATGGTCTGATGCTATTACATTTACTGGCAAGATATATCTTACTGCTCAAGGGGGAATACCTAGAACAAGTAATGGTTGTGCCTCAGCCACATTATATGAGTCAGCTACCAACAAGATCAACTATTATACTTTGGACTTTGACCAGTCCACCAAGGAATATGCACAATGGGCTTTTGCAATGCCCTCAGACTGGAATGCTGGCACTGTAACTGCTGCTCCAATTTGGACATATACTACTGGTTCCGCATCTCAGCATGTTTACTGGTCTATCAAGGCTGGTAGCTGGGGAAATAATGAAGCTATAGAAGCAGCTCTAGGCAATCCTCAAGTTGCAGACTGTACCTCTACTACAGCAAGCTATATACATAGCAGCGTCACAACAAGCAGTATTACTGTAGCTAATGCAACTGCTGGAGAATGGACTGTCTGGGAATGTATGAGAGATGCTGACAATGCAGGAGACACACTTGCTGGAGATGCTCAGTTAATAGGAATAGTGATTACATTTACGAGGAGTTAAGATGAAGAAGGTATTTTTTATTGTCTTGATAGTAACTTTCCTTCTGGCTCTTTTGCCTATGGCAGATGCGAGTGCTGTGGGTTTGGCTGGTTATCAGTACAGGCAGAGAATAACCTTAACAGGGACTACTGCTGGTAGCCAAGCAGCGGGATACAATAAAAGTTTCAAGGTGGTCTACGCAGACCCATGGTGGACAACTGGACCGAAGGACGGTTATACCCCTCTAGGATTAAAGGGCTTTGGTGCTTCTGATTGGTCAACAGATGGGGCATTTCTTTATGCCCTGAAAGACTATCACGTTTACCGCTCAAGTGATAACGGAATTACGTTTATTGACATAGCCACTGTACCCGCTGAGGCAGACCCACATCCCGTCCATGCCGGTAAAGGTATGTGCTGCTTTGTAGATTCCCAAGGCCATTTATTTGTAGGATTTGGTAGTACCCGTAAATTATATCGCTGCGCAATTCCATCTACCGCCAGCAGCATCAATGATTTTAAGGATATAAACAACACCTCTGGAGCGCCTGTTCTAGTGATTGCATCAGGGAACTATGAAGGCTACACAGATGATGGTTTTGTATTTAATTTAGCAGAAGATGGGGACGGAATACTATATGCTACTACCTACTGCTATACAGACAGAATAGAATCTAGGGTTGTCAAATCTACAGATTGGGGGTTGACTTGGAACAAATGTCGAGCATTGAAAGGAGCACTTGACTGGGATACATCTGAAAACACCTACAATGAAGACCTTACCACTAACATAAACGATTCAGATGTTGGTGATGCTAGATTCTTCCAAGACCTGACAACTAATGACGATGTGAGATTCTGTTTTTACCAACGCACTAGCAGGATGACAGTCCATATGGCAACGGCTGGTGAGGGGACTTATACCTGTAACTGGTGGTATTGGGCAGTAAACCTAGCCAATCCTGCTGGGACATGGGTACTATTATCTGGGGTAGATGCTGTCGATTCTACAGGTGTGGACAAAGCTAACGGTGAATATTTCAAAGCCACAGGTGAATATGAAATCTACTGGACTCTACCTACGGATTGGGAGGAAACTATCTTTGGTGGAATAACAGGGTATTGGGTAAGATGTTACATAAATTCTGGTGCGCCGACCACCTCCCCCGTAGCAACACAAGCATGGTCAGCCTCAAGTAAGTCATTTGTTGCCCGGCACATGCACCTGACTCGATATAGTTCAACTAATGATGCTATCTATGTCTATTCTGGTGAATGGACTGCAGGTGCGACAGTCTCAGATATGTTTTCAGATAACACCGAATTAATATCGGCTATGGCAAGGGATAATACTGTTTATACTGATGAAACAATGGCAGCACTTAACAATGTTGTGGGTGAGCCTAGTACCCAAAATGATATGAACTTGCTGCCTGCCTCTCCTGTTGATAATGAGGATGGTTACTACTTCGGATTCAAAGAACCAAGTAGACATCTGGATATAAATGTGGGTACGGCAGGGGTAGGCACTTGGACTATAACTTGGTGGTATTATAGGAATGATAGCACTTGGCAACTATTATCTGGTGTAACGCCGAGTGTAGCCAATTTCGATCAGTGGAAAGTTGCAGGTGTGGGGACTATCGAATGGACAATGCCTACAGATTGGGCATCATCCAGTGTTGGAGGCACGACAGCATATTGGGTTTCTGCCTATTTGCCTGATGTTACCCCTCCCATAACTACACAACCGAAAGGTACTCAAGTACTATCAAAAGTGGCTGAATCATGTTTCCTTTGGAAAACTAAGGATGCTGGTAATACATGGGAAAAGGTATCGGTATATCCCAAGATGGCAACTGCTATTTGTTGCAGAAATGACTATGTTTACATCGGTGAGGAGCTACTAGACGGTACAGCAAACCAGATTTTTAGATTACAAGATCAAGGTTCGGGACCGTATAACTGGACTTCTGTTTATACTCTCCCAACTGGTTACGCTGCTTTTTCCAGCATAGCAGTTTCATCCCGCGGTGCTATGGTAGCGGGAACCTATGCCGAGGCAGGATTAGCTGGAACAAATACGACCTTATATATAGTTACCTCTCCTACTGGCGAATCAGGTACTTGGAAAGTGATTGCCAGACATCAATTAGTAGCAACATGGAACGTTTCAAATGCTTATCTAGGTTGGCCTACTTATCACGCAGAGCGTGCTGATGGAAAGGTATTATGTTCTATAGGCTCAACCGATCTAGCAGGCGCACCACAAAGCTTCTTTCTGTCAGAGCGTAGCTTATTCAATACTGTGTTTACTCTCCGAAAGTGTCAGACTGATTTTGATGATGTAAGACTGACTAGAAGTGATGGGGTTACCTTAGTACCCATAATCAAGAATCCTTATGAGTCAACTAATTCCCAGGAAGCTGAGTTTTGGTGTCAATTACCAGTAACTACACCTACTAATGGTGTTACACAAACTTATTATGTCTACTATGGCAATCCGCAGGCGTCTGCACCAACATGGAAGATTGCTGATATATTCAGTGGACGTGAAGTGGCTGTCGTTGTTGGGGCAGGTGGCGCAGGTCATCTTCTTAATGCTGTAGGAGGAAATGGAGGAAATTCGTCATTCGGCACTACAATAGCCATAGGGGGTGGTGGAGGTAATGTTCCTGATGCTAACCCAGGTATTGCTGGAGGTTCAGGAGGTGGTGGTGGTGCTGCGTCTACATTGCAATCTACTGGTGGTGCGCAGACCAATGGAACCCCCAATGGCGGCACTGAATACAACAACGATGGTGGAGGCAATGGGAACTATAGGTTAAGTCCTTATGCTTCAGGAGGTGGTGGTGGTGCTGGAGCTGTAGGTGGGAGTGGAACCGCTACTGGGATATGCGGCAATGGTGGCGCAGGCGTAGACATGAGTTCTCATTTCGGAACAAGTGTTGGAGTTTCTGGGTGGTTTGGAGGTGGTGGTGGTGGCTCGAACTATGCGGCTGGTGGTACAGAGGGAACAGCATCATCAGGTGGTGGAGCAGGAGGTGGTAATGGCGGGAACAATGGTGCTGCTGGCACAGCCAACACTGGAGGCGGTGGTGGAGGTGCTAGAAATGGTTATACGGGCGGTGCAGGTGGCTCTGGTGTAGTTATTGTCAAAGACGCCGTAGGACAAACGGTGTTTACTGCCAGCGGAACATATCATGCCCCACCTGGGACTACCACTGTTGAGCTTCTGGTAGTTGCAGCAGGTGGTGGTGGTTCATCTGGTGGGGGTGGTGCAGGTGAAGTTATCTATGATGCTACTTACGATATCACGGAGGAAGACTGGGCTGATGATTGGGATGATGGACATAATCAAGATGCCCGTTCTGCAGGATATACTTCGTGGACAAGCGTGTTAGGTACATGGACAGCGACATCTGGTGGTCTACCTTCGTCTGGTTATTTCGTGCGGACTGCTGGTACTGTAGGTCAGGTGCATCGCCAGAAATTATTAGTTACCGATATAGCATCTTCTCCTAAAGTCTATAATATGTATTATAAATCCACTGGAGCCACTGGTTTTCCTCTTATCATTAAGAGTTCAGCGACAGACAAAACTGCTTATGACCAGGGATATCTAATGTTATTGGGGCATCACCTCTTAACCATTTACAAAGCTGATGGGTCAGCATCATCCTTAGCCACAATAAACCTTGATGCTAACTTGATTCAGGATGATACATGGATGAGGGTAACTGCTTCATGGGTCAATGCCACATCTGGTATTTCCCTCGGTCTGGATGGTTGCGGATATGTAGTAACCTCTGATGCTACCTACAATTCTGGTGGTTGCGTCAGAATAGGGCGAGAGGCTTCAGCAAATGAAGATTATGATTGGTTCTATATGCGACCAACAGTAGACTGGACTCAGTACGATGAGCCTAAATGGACAGCAATAGGTGGTGAAGAAAGGATGTTTGCTAACTGTAATGGCTTTATCATGTTCCAAGACCCAGGAATATTTTAGAAGGGCTTCTATGAATTGGAATGAGTTGAAGATTAAAGTTGCTCAGGGCGTAGTGTATTTTGCATCGGCAGTTTTCTTCCTGTGGTTAGCGGCAACAACAGTAGAAAAGATAGTCAGATAAGGAGTCTCTATGAAGCAAAATCAAATGAAGGAAATCATCAATAGGGAAATCAAGCCAGTAAAGATTCTCTGGCAATCAAGACTGGACACACATCTGAATGATAATAATTACAACGAGGCTAGGTTCAAGACCATCGAGGAGATACAGGAAGCGCTTATCCTATTCACTCCACTGCCTTACATTCTTGAAGAATGGGACTGTGATGACCAGACTTATGATGTCTGTGCATTTCTAGGCCGGGCAGGGATAAAGACTGGGTGGGCCATATCCCCGGATCATTCAGTCAAGGGAATGTTCTCAGATGGCTCACCCTGGAAGATTCAATCTCATATGTTTGCTGTAACTCTTTGCAAGCCTGATTGGAAGCTGGTTGTTATTGAGGGCAAGAATAAGAATGTAATGAGCTATCAGGAAGCTCAGAAGCCGGAGCACAACGGGGTATATGATCTCAGCAAGGGAATCACACTTTGGATTTGAGGTGAAAACATGAAAAAGATTGAAGGCTGGAGAAAATTCTTAGGTTATGTCATCGCACTTCTGGTAGTCACCCTACCAGATACGTTCAAGCATCCACTAGGTGCAGGTACAATAAATACGATTGAGAATATATCTTATGCCTACCTAGTGGGACAAAGTGCTATTGACATTATCACAGCAAGAGCGAAAGGTCAAGAAAAGAAAGAGACATCTAAATAGGAGTCTAATATGACAACTACGTTAGCCACTTTAAGACAGACACTATCCCGCTACCTGGGGGACTGGCTTACTGTTTCCACCACGACCAATATCACCACGAACACCACTATTATCTCCACTTCGTTGAATATGTTCCGCAACGACTACTTCAACGACAACTGGTTTGTTCTGATAACGAGTGGCAACAATGCCGGCATCAAACGCCTGATTAGTGACTTTGTGCAAACTACCGGAACAATCACAATATACGGGGCTAACCTTCTGGCTGAGGCTGGAGCGGTAACGCTAGAACTGCATCGCTTCGACACAGACGAGATAAAAGCGGCAATCAATGAAGCATCAGCCAGTCCTGAAGTATATCCCTTCTTGGCTGTTCACTCTTTTATACCTAATGACCACTTTGATTTCTGGTCTCAGACAACCTATCCCGACTACTGGAGAGTTAGTGTAGTCACTGCTGTAAAAGAGACTACCACAATACATAACGGCGTGGCAGCAGCCAAAGTGACACGTGCCGGCACTGATGGCTACCTTTACACCTCAACCGAACTAACATCTTCTGTTCTCGGTACTGACATTTATAACGCTTTGATGGCACTCATTGGCGAAAAGGTGAAGTTCTCCCGATGGGTTAAGGCCTCGACTGCTTTACAGGCTAGACTGTGTATCTATTGTGGCTCCGATACAGGTTATAGCAAATACAGCAACTATCACACAGGCGGGGGAAGTTGGGAACTGCTGGAAGTCGAGTTTGATATTCCTCTCGGTGCTGGACAGGTGGGATTCCGCGGTGAAGTGAATACCGCCAACGGGGATGTCTATTTTGACGGACCCGGGCGAGCTGATATTGCTCCGATACCAGGATTTAGTTATTTATCCTCTTTAAGCGCAGACACAGACGCTATCGAATTGGATACAGGCCAGGCAGAGGCATTGGCTTGTATGGCTGCTAGTATATTTCTGAGAAGATTTGCCCGGCCAGGCAGTAAAGAGGATCAGGACAGGTACAAGCAAAATGCTGCTGAACTATACACCGAGGCCAAAGGACTGATTACTAGAGCAGGCATAGAACCACCTAGCCGCAAAGTCAAGTTTGGCTGGCAGGAGTTCTAGTATGAGCCTTAAAAAGTACGACCGGATTCTAACTGTAGATTCGGCTATTACTGGCTTAATGCTGGCTAGGGACCAGCATGGCAGGCCGATGTGGGAAGTAACCCAGGTGCCGACTCTAGCCCCTCAGATGGCCACCGGAGAGGTAAGCTATGCCAATGCGCCACCGGAATATGATCTGGTATTTCAGGAGTCAGACTGGCGAGAGGGATTGGTTTCAGGTGGTTATGGCGGTGATGATAGATTCAGGGGACGTATCTCTCCACCACCAAAGGTCTCTAGTTTAAGCCTGAGTGATCCTGGAGATGCCACTATAAAAGGATTCGTCAACTTCAAGGGTGACTTGTATCTGGCAGTGGCTACAGGCGTATTCAAATGGGTGACAGGTGCGTGGGTGCAGGTACTAGATACTGGCGCAGTAGTAGTGGACTGCATAGGGACGATGGGGGAGAGTTATATCTTGGTAGGCTTTGGCGGTGCCGCTGCCTACAAATATTCTACTGATGGCAGTTCCTGGACAGACTCAACGTTAGCTGGCAACGATAAGTATGCCACTTATTTTGCTTCAATAGAAACTGGAACTAGCACAACATTGTTCAAGACTACTGGCACTAGTTTGCAATCTAGCACAGACCCTTCTAATACGGGCAGTTGGACAGCCGTAGAGTTTATTGGTTGGATCAATACCTTCATTAGCGAGATGTTGAGCTATGCAAGTAAGCTCTATATCTTCAAAGACGAAGGACTTTATATCTACACTTGGGATAGTGATACAAGCACAGGTTCCTGGGTAAATGCAGGCTCAGAATTGGAATCTTTCTATGATTACACTCCTCCTGGTAACTGCCTTGCCTGGAAGAACAATCTCTACTTCCCCATTGGTGTCAATGCTCTCTATTATTACTCTCCTGAATACGGCAACTTAGACACAATTACCCCTGGTAACTATGCTCCAGAGGAGTCTAGCTTTGTGGGGCAGTGCCGGGCACTGGCTGCCGATGAGGAATTTCTGTATGCCTTCATAGACAATGGTGCCTACATAGAGATTCTCGTTGGCCAATGGGAAACTATTGAGGGCAAAGGAACAGACTTCCGGTGGCATCCCTGGGTGACTTTAACCTATGCCGATGTTCACTGCGCCTTTGTTACCAGCACGGCGGGAGGTATTAAGAAGCTCTGGTTTGCCGGACACTCCGCAGACGGCGTGAAGTATATCATCTTGCCAGACCGATACCCTGATCTGTCCAGCGTCTATGCCTCTTATTTATTTGATACGGGCTGGACGCATTACACACCTAAGTACAACGGTGGATTCATAGATCAGTACAAGACCTGGACTTCCTTAACCCTCAAGTCGTCAGGGCTATCAGGTGCTACGAGAACAGTTGCCGCTTCCTACAGTCTTGACGGCGGAGCCTGGACACCAATAGGAACTTTCAACACCAGTCCTATTCAGACAATCTATATCAGCACCGGAACCAATGGAATATCAGGGAGAGAGATAAGACTTAAATTCGTTGGCACTAATGGCGAGGATGTCCTACTTCATATCAATGGATTTGCCCTTCATGGGATGCTCCGGCCAGGCCATAAGAAGATGTACCAGTTTACCATCCTGGCAGTGGATGATTTGACTCTTTTGGATGGCAGCGTAGATAAACAGACAGCGGCGGCTATAGCAACGGGAGTTCGCAGCGCAGACAGAGCCATGCCTATTACTATGGAGGACGAGGACGGTAACACTCTCATTATGGCCTTTCAGAGTGTGAGAGAAGCCTATATGTACCAGGAAAAAGGCCGTAAGTGGGAACGAGTGTTTAACATTACCGCTTCCGAGGTGGTAATGTCATGAGTGGCGGGAAACATTATACAGAACAAGCATTGACTATGGAAATGCTCGACTCCAAGATAGATAAACTGAGGTGGGATTGGGAATCGTCAACCTCTAAGATTACAACTCTGTATTTCCACTTCAACGGCGGCGGTTCGGTTATTACTACTGGGTACTGGGGCGATCTGCCAATCCATATCAATTTTGCAATTATGGGATGGACATTAACAGGTAGTGACGCAGCAGGTACGGCCACTGGTGCCATAAAGATAGATATTTGGAAGGATACTTACGCTAATTACCCTCCGACAAATGCTGACTCTATCTGTAACGGGCATGAACCTGAGATTGTCGCTTCTGGAACGAAGGCGCAGGATATGGATTTGGGCGACTGGCTAACCAGAATAGTAAGAGCAGGGAGTCATTTAGCATTTTACGTGG